TGAAATGAAACCTCTTTATCAAAAGTTAAATTATTTAATTGGTGCTACTACACCTACTTATAGTCAAAATTTTATGAGAGGTACTTTTATAAAAATGACAGTAGGAGATTATATTTACGAACTACCAGGATTTTTAAATAATGTAAATGTAAGTTGGAATCAAGAGTATCCATGGGAAATTGCTATGTCAAGCCCTGAAGATAAAGAAGATAAGATTGCTAATCCAAACCAAGAATTGCCTATGATCTTAGATGTTGGTTTATCATTTACTCCAATACATACTTTCTTACCAGAAGCAGGAGGTTCAATTGATGGAGATACAATTAAAGCTAAACCATTTATCACACACGGTACAACAACAGCTAATACATATATTACAGATCCTGATATTAAAGATCCTAATGCAACAAATACTAATTAGTTATGAGTAGATATAAAACAATAGATATATTTAGAACTGAAGAAGGAAGACCATATAGAACAAATGCTGTATATCCTTTCGTTCCGGAAGATCCTGAAGACATCTATATAATAGCCAGTGAAGAAGATAGATATGATGTTTTAGCTAGAAAATATTATAATGACTCTTCATTATGGTGGATCATAGCTTCTAATAATACAGACGAAAGAGCAGCTTTAAAAATAACCCCTGGCACACAAATTAGAATACCTGCTAATAAAGATTTAGCTTTAGAATTATACAGCCAGGCAAATAAATCAAGATAGAATGCCTAGTGGATGGAAATCAACATCGAAAATTCATCAACCTATATCTACATCTGTTTCTAAACAGATAAAGGTAAGGGAAGATATATTAGAAAAAAAATCTGGTAGGACTGATGAACAGATAATGTACCTTACTAGCAAGACCGGATGGGTAAAAGTATCTTCTGCAGTAAATATTCAAACAGGAAACCCTAATGAAAAAATTGTTGTTGGTAAAGGATCTAAAGATGAATATACGTATGATGGCGGATCTAACAAAAAAGCTAAAAGTAATATCTTATCTGGAGGACTACTTAATCAACAATTAAAGTATAAAGCCGGTATATTCGGCAACAGTAATAATGCTTATAATCAAGAAAACCCCGGTAAAGGTTATAGACCTATTCCTGGCATTACAGGATTTCAAACTCAATTTTCCGGTACTTACGGTGCTTATCAAAAAGCAGTAGTTCAATTCCAAGCTAATTCTTTAGATCAGTTAGATCTACTTGAATCACTTTATTTAAGACCCGGTATGTCGTTATTAGTAGAGTACGGGCATTCTGTATATGTAGATAATAAAGGTAAACTCCAAACTAATATAAAAACAGTCGAAAACTTTTTTAATCTACAAGGTGCTGACGGTAAACAAGCATTACAGAAAAGGATAAAAGAATTAAGAAAAGAATCAGATTATAATTATGGCGGATTTTTCGGTACCGTACAGAATTATCAATGGGAAATAAATGAAGACGGAACTTATACTTGCTCAGCTAATATTATAGCTCAAGGTCAATTAATAGAAAGTATAGGTGTGATTGTATACGGCCCATCAAAAAGGAAAAAAGGAGCTATTGATGCAGATTTAGAAACTGCAAAAATTGATTTTCAGCAGTTTTTACTTGGTATACTATCAGGAGGTCAACCTACCTCTATAGATCACAGAAAAGTTTCTGAAGAGACTTTAAAATCATTAAGTGAAGAAGATGGTATGGAAGATGTAGTAAACAGATTTAAAAAAGAAACTGAAAAAAATAATAGACCTTTAGAAGTTATTACTTTTACTAATGTTGGAGATGGAGAAGGAAACGATGTAGTAAAACTAATAAGAATGAGTAACTTATTAGATTTAATTAATATTACTTTATTTATGAACGGGGGTAATAGCACAAGCTCAGGACTAATTACTAAATTTTATACAGGTGAAAGTGATCCAAAAAAAAATCTAACACCGTACCTTACGTTTTTTGGTCATTCATCAGTAAATCCTACTAAGTGTATCTTAGGCAATCTCTCTAAAAAATCTAAATACTCAGTAAATTTTAACTATAACGGTATAGAAAGGTTAGTATCAAACGATATATTAGATATTTTTGTCTCAGTAGAATATGTTAAAAATATATTTCAAGATATGGTAGCAAATGAAACTGGTAAAGACCAAACAATTCTAGCTTTAATAATGAGAGTCTTATTCGGTATAAAAAAAAGTGCTGGTATGGTTAATGATTTTGATGTATATATAGATGAAGATACTGATATACAGTATATAGTAGATAGAAAATTAGTACCTGAAGGAACTCCTCCTACACTAAGTTTATTTGGTCAAAAAACAACCGCAAGAGCATTTAATATAAGCAGTAAGATTACATCTGATTTGACTACTATGATAGCAATTGGAGCATCAGCTACTAATACTGATTCAAGTATAGATGCAATGCAGATGAAACAATGGAATCAAGGAATGGTTGACAGGATTTTAGGAAAGAAAGATTTTGGAGGAAAAACTGAAAATAAATTAAATGAAGATATAAACAATCAGCATAATTTTATTACTTTAGCTGAATATTTTGGTGCTTTAAATCAAACGATTGGAAATAAAGATTTTCAAAAAGACGGTAGTAAAACTTTAGCATATAACCCAGGTGATGAGAATGATATTGCAGCAGTACATAAAAGCGTAATGAATAAGTTATATCAACATTCATTATTTAAAGATGGACTAGTACCTGCAGGTATAATCCCAGTACAGTTATCTTTTACTATAGACGGTATAGGAGGATTAAAAATAGGTGAAACTTTTAGTGTACAAGAAAAGATACTCCCTGAAAGATACAAAGATCCAAAAACAGGTAAAAGTAGAGTAGGGTTTATTGTAAAAGCTATTAACCATGCTTTAGACGGTGGTACATGGATTACAGAAGTAGAAGCATTAATGTACCATAGCCAAAAAGTTGGTAAAAGAAATGACTTAGTAGATCTAGAAGAATTCATAGAAGATATTGTTACTGAAGAATTACAAGATCTAACTCCAACTGATGTAGAATTCGATTTTGGTAGCATAGCACAAAATGGTGATGATAAAATAAGAGACGATGACGAAGGTTCTGGATTATTCGGTGCTACTAGACTTGGAAGAAAACATACCGGATTAGACTTATATGCTCCAGCAGCAGATGCAATTTATAGTCCTATGGATGCAGAAGTAACTTATCATGCAACACCTTTTAATTCGTCTAATAAAAAAGGTGGAGGATATCTTGAATTAAATGGAACTGGTGATTATGCAGGAGTTAGAATAGTTATAGGGTATGCTCATGCTGGAGGTAAAACTGGTAAAAAGAAAAACGATACAAGTGAATTAGATCCTAATTTAAAACCTTATCAAAAAAATTACGGGTTTTACTATGAATATATAGGAGAACCAGTTACTGTATCAAAAGGAGATCATATAGGAGTAGTAAATCAAATAGTATCTAAAGACGGTTTCCCTATTTATAACTACTGTAACGAAAAAGTACTAACTTATAAGTCAGATAAAATGGTAAACCATCTACATGTGAAAGCACAATATACTGATCCTGAAACTAAAGAGACATCATATATTGATCTACAAAAAAATTATAATGGCGGTATTCAATCTGAAGTATTGAAAGAAGATTTAACAGGACGAAAAGAATAATATGTACTTACCAAAAGGAAAATATAGTAAACCTAAATACTCTTACGGAGGTGATTTATCTATGTTAGATGGAACTTCTTATAAAGGTTATTATTTTACTGATCAAGCTGGTAATACTTTTACGGGTTCTAAACCAAGTTCTAATTCTAAACTATTGATAAGAACTTCTGAAGAACTAGTCACCGAATCTACTAAACCCACAGCATTTAAAAGATTTGTCTCTCAAACTATTTCTCCTACTGAAAAAGATCACGAAAATGGATTTTTTACAAGATACTTTTTACAGGATAAAAGATCTGAAAAAATTATAGAAGTTAAATTAAAAAAATATAAATACTGGCAAAAGTATTATTTTATAGAAGGATTAAAACTTAGATGGCTTTTAACAACTCCTATAAAAAATATCAAAAAAGGACCGTACGTATTTTTTGGATCTGAATCTAAAAATAAAGAAACAGTCTTAGAGCAGAATGTTATTAGGTTTCCTGAGAATTATTTCGTATCTTATTCTGAGTTTATAAGAGAAGAAGAAGATTCCATATCTGAAAATAAATTTAAAAAAATTCAAGAAGATTTATTTACCCCAGGTAAAGAATTTACTATTAGAGGTACTAATCAAGAATATGTAGGTAAGTATCATATACATCCTGAGAAAGGACCTATGGTAGGTGCTAAACATACTAGTGTACCTCATAATTATCTAGATAAAATAGTTATAGATGAAGAAGAAACCACTCAGATTGAACAACAAGTTACCGGATCACAAGAACCTACTATTCCTGTAAACGTATTTGGTGGTTCTAGTGCACCGTCCTCGGGTGGAGGAGGTGGAGGAGGGTATTCTTCCGGGTATTAGTTGGTTATTTAGAAAAAATTAGTTATATTAAAATAAAAAGGTTATAGTGTTTTACATTTCTGAAACAGAAAATCAATTAGAAAGGCTTGAACAGTTTAGTAGATTAGGTGCTTTTGTATATGTAGTACCTTCTAATTTCTATTATCACCCGAAACTTACAAATACAGTTGCTGTCTATATCAGACCTTTAAAAAGTTCTCATGGCTTTATCATACCGATAGATCATACAGAAGGCTTAAATGTTGATAAAAACCGTGTCTATGAGATATTGAAAGACTTTAATAAACTATATACAGTAGATAAGAAAGAGTTGCTCTATCACTTTAATTTACAGCAATCTATAGATGTTTCTTTACTATATTCTATGATTAAGTTCGATAAATTAGAATATAGTACAAATAACAGTACTATAAACCATTTTTATAATAAATTTAATGATATACCATATACTAATAAAATTATTCCTATTAGTAAATTATACGAAGTATGTGAAAAAATTTATTCTCAAGTAGAAAAGTATATTGATTTAGAAATACCAGAAGGATTCGATTTTTATAATAACACAGGTACTAATGTATTCTATTTATTAGAACAGTCTGGATTAGGAATTTATTACGAAGCTTTTAACGAATTATTTAAACCTAGAAATCCTTTATATAACTGTATAGATAATAAAGTTTTATCTTATTATAATTTGTATAATATTACTTCTAGACCGACTAATGCTTTTAATAGCGTTAATTTTGCAGCTATTCCTAAATCAGAAACTCATCGTAAGTGTTTTAAACCTCAAAATGACTACTTTGTAGAGTTTGACTTTGATGGATATCACTTACGTTTATTATGTGAACAGATAAATTATACTTTAACTGATGAATCAGCTCATAAACAGCTGGCTAAACTATATTTCGAAAAAGATAACATAAGTGATGATGAATATAATCAAGCAAAACAAATTAACTTTCATGCAATTTATGGAAAAATACCAGAAAAGTGGGCTTTCCTTGAAATCTTTGAAAAGATTGATAACTATATCCGAACCCTTTGGAAAGAGTTTGAAAATGACAGAAAAATCTTGGCACCAATTTCTAAAAAACCTTTTACAAACAAGTTAAAAGACATGAATCCACAGAAATTGATGAATTATGTCATGCAATCGTTGGAAACTTCAAGAAATATACTTATATTAAAAGAAGTACTAAGGTACTTAAAAAATAAAAAAACAAAAGTAGTTCTTTATACTTATGATGCCTTACTTTTCGATTTTAGTAAAGAAGATGGTAAAGAAACATTACAAGAGATCAAAGAAATACTTGAAACTGACGGGAAATACCCGGTTAAGTTTAAATACTCTAATAATTTAGTTTTGTGAAACAGTTTAATATTTATATGAAATGGTAGATACCGTTAGATCTCAGTTTGATTACGATATTGATACCATATATTTAAACGAAGATATGAGTAACAAGCTGTTCTGTACTTTTGCTACAGAAGATACACTTAATGATGTACTAGCTCAAATCCAGGAACGTTATAACATTATATATAATAAAATTTTTGTTCTTTTTTCTAAAAGTCAAAATGAGTATATATGTACGTATAATGTTGATTTTGGGAACGTAGGAGCATTTTTAGATAACACTATCTTAGTACACAGAAAAAAAGAATCTAATACCCTTTACACTATTAACGCTCTAAACACCTTAATTAAAGAGCTAAACGGTGGTGTCTTAGATACAACTTTTAAAGTTAATTGGAATGACTATAGAAATTGTATACTTCTTACTAAAGGTCCTGATTTAAAAAGGGTAAACACAAAACTTTACAAAATAATTGAGTTATAAGTTGCCTAATTGCAACTTTATAGTTATATTATAATAAACGTTATATTTTAAAATTAGTTATATATGGATTTAAATGCAATCAAGGCTAAATTAACGGCCTTAAACACGGATAATCAGTCACAAGAAAAAACTGATTACACTAAAATTTTCTGGAGACCTGAATTAGGTAAACAGACAGTAAGAATAGTTCCATCTGCATATGATCCCGCTTTTCCTTTTAAAGAGTTAAAATTCCATTACGGTGTTGGGAAGTATCCAATGGTAGCTTTGTCTAACTTTGGTAAACAAGACCCAATCGAAGAGTTCGTAAAGGAACTTAAAAAGACTTCTGATAAGGATAACTGGTCATTAGCAGGTAAACTTAACCCTAAAACTAGAATCTTTGCACCTGTTGTAGTAAGAGGTGAAGAAGATAAAGGAGTTAGATTATGGGGATTCGGTATTACTATCTATAAAGCTCTTTTAGCATTAGCTGAAGACGAAGACATTGGTGATTTTACTGATGTTATTAATGGATGGGATATGGTGGTAGAGCAGAGACAAGGTAACCCTTATCCTGAAACTACTGTTAGAATTAAACCTAAACAGACACCTTTATCAGATGATAATGATTTAGTTGATACGTGGTTGAAGGAACAACCTAATCCGGTAGATGTTCATAGTCAATACGATTATGACTTTATCAAGAAGCAACTTCAAAATTATTTGAACCCAGGATCAGCTGAGGAGAATACTCCATCAGCAGGTTCGGAATCAAGTACGCCAGAAAGCTCAGGAAGTCCTCAAAAGACTGACTTTACTTTGGAAACAGCTACTGCTGGCAACAAAGACACAGTTAGTAAGTTTGATGATTTATTTAATGAGTAATGGCAAAAAAGAAAGAAGTACAAGAAAGAGCGACTGCTGCAGTACGTAAGTCGTTCAATTTAAGCAATTTTAAGAAGAAGAAAGGATTTTCCAATGCCTCTGTAAAATTTAAAGAGCAGGGGTGGATACCTTTATCAAAAGCATTTCAAGATATTACTTCCCTTCCCGGTATACCTACCGGACATATTACTTTGTTGAGAGGACATAGTGATACGGGCAAAACGACTGCCCTAATAGAAGCTGCGGTGAGTGCTCAAAAGTTGGGCATTCTCCCAGTCTTTATCATTACGGAGATGAAGTGGTCTTGGGAACATGCTAAAGAAATGGGATTACAAGTCGAACCTATTACCGATAAAGACGGTAATGTATTAGACTATGAAGGTCATTTTTTATATGCTGATAGAGGTTCCTTAAATACTATTGAAGACGTAGCAGTTTATATGGCTGATCTTATGGATGAGCAAGCAAAAGGTAATTTACCGTTTGATTTATGCTTTTTATGGGATTCTATTGGTTCAGTTCCTTGTGATTTATCAGTACGTTCTAATAAGAATAATAATGAATGGAATGCAGGAGCTATGTCAACTCAATTTGGTAATAATCTAAATCAAAAGATTCTATTATCTAGAAAAGAAAATTCACCTTATACTAATACTTTAGTAGCAATTAATAAAGTATGGACTATGAAACCTGAATCCCCTATGGGTATGCCTAAACTTCAGAATAAAGGAGGTATGTCTATGTGGTACGATTCGACGTTAGTAGTTACTTTCGGTAATATTACTAATCCAGGTACGTCTAAAATTAAGGCTATTAAGAATGGTTTACAGGTAGAATTTGCTAAAAGAACTAACGTTCAGATTGAAAAGAATCATATTGGCGGAGTTCAATCTAGAGGTAGAGTAGTTATGACTCAACACGGTTTTATTCCTGATGATAAGAGAGCTATCGATAAATATAAAGATGAGCATAAAGATCATTGGTTGAAATTAGTAGGAAGTTTAGACTTTGATTTAATTGAAGAAGGAGATTTGAATGAAGATCCTATAACTCCTAATCTTCTTGACTAGTGGCTTATAAAAGTATTCTAAACAACTTAAAGCAGACCCCACCCCCTGAGCTAAACGATCACATTTTAGTGATCGATGCTATGAATATGTTAATTCGTAGCTTTTCCCTGCTCAAAGCAATGAGTCCAACAGGTCACCATATTGGCGGCCTAGTTGGCTTTTTGCGTTCTTTAGGGTTTGTAACTAGGATATTTGATCCTACTAGAGTTGTAGTAGTATGGGACGGAAAAGGGGGTTCTGGTAACAGACAGAATATAGATCCTAATTATAAAGCTCATAGAGCAAATACTAGAATTACTCACTGGGGGTTATACGATACAAAGCAAGAAGAAACTGAAGCATTAGTAGGTCAGCTATTCAGAACAAAAGATTATCTAGAATGCTTACCTCTCCATCAAATAATGATGGAAAAATTAGAAGCAGACGATATAATAGCATACCTAGCTCAAGAAGCTTCTAAGAATAAGAAGAAAATGACTATTATTTCTTCGGATAAAGATTTCTTACAGTTAGTAGACAATTATATATCAGTTTACGCTCCAGTTAAGAAGAAAACTTATACTCCTCATAATATTAAAGATGAGATAAAAGTTCTTCCAGAAAATTATAATATAGTTAAAGCATTATTAGGTGATAATTCTGATGGTTTAAGAGGAGTAAAAGGATTAGGAATAAAAACTATTGTTTCTGAATTTCCTGATTTACTTACTAAACCTAATTTAGAGTTAAATTATGTATTTGAGGTATGCGATAAAAATTTAGAAAGAAAAAAAATATTTTCTAAGATAGTACACGAATGGGATAAAGTAGAAACTAACTACAAGTTAATGAATTTACATGAAAGTGTGTTGGATAATAGAGAAAAAGATACTATATTAGAAATAATAAAGAGTGATATACCAGATCTTCAGGCAGGTGCTTTTTTACACCTTTTAGATAGTGACAAAATTGAAGGTGTTACTAAAAATACTGAAGGTTGGTTAGAAAACTTTAGGGGTTTAACGGTTTTTAAAAAATAGGTTATGACATTAAAAAGTCTTCAACAGTACGGTAAAGGATTCCAGTTAAAAGTATTGGGTTCTTTATTAACTGATAAGAAATTTTTACTAAACGTAAGAGACGTACTTTATCCAGAGTATTGGGATGCTGATTCTCATAAATGGATCATTACTCAAATTACAGAATATTTCGATAAGTTTCATACTATAATTACTATGGATGTTCTAAAAGTAGAACTTCAAAAAGTAGAGAATGAAATATTACAAGTAGCTTTGAAAGAAGAGTTAAGAAACTCTTATCAAGCATCTACTGGAGATATTGAATATGTACAAGAAGAGTTTACTAATTTCTGTAGAAATCAAGAGATGAAAAATGCTATACTAAATTCTGCTGATTTACTTAAAGAGGGTAATTTTGACGGCATAAGAAATTTAGTAGAAAAAGCAATAAAAGCAGGGTTAGATAAAAATATAGGACATGAATATAATAAAGATATTGAAACTAGGTATAGGGTTGATTACAGGCCTACTATTCCTTCTCCTTGGCCGATTCTTAATGAAGGAATACAAGGAGGCTTTGGACCGGGTGACTTAGGAATTATTTTCGGATCACCAGG